GATTTTTCTTGTTCACTTATACCTTTAATATCTGCAGCAAACTCTTTAGTTATTTGTGCTTTATTAAATTCGTCAAGTGCTTTAGTAGCATCCTCTATAGACATTCTTTCTGCTTCCCATTTTTGCATTATCTTAGGATGTCTTTTTATAAGTTCTTTATTTAACTCTAAGTTTACTTTTGTTTTATCATTTGTATCTGCTAAAGCTTTTTCAACTAATGCGTAATCCCCTTTTATAGATTTTAATAATTCTTTATGAGTATCTACTTCTTTATTCATTTCGAAGAACATTTTAGTAGTTAACCCTGCTACAACACTTACTGCTGTCAAAGCAACTAAAAGACCTCCCGGCCCACCTAATATTCCCACCAAACCGGCTATATGTGACGCCAGTTGAACTGTTTTCAATAACTCGAAAGCTTTTACCAAAGATCCCATTAAGATCATTATAGGGCCTATAGTAGCTGCTAGAGTAGCAAAGAATATAATAGATTGCTGTGTCGCTTCTGGTAATCCTTTAAATACCCTAACAACTCCATCTACCACTTTCAAAAACTTTATAAATCCGGGTATTATAATATCACCTATTTCAGATGCCGTGACTTTTAAAGATTGAATTAATTGTCTTAATTCGTGCCCATATTTATTTACACCTTTTGTTTGTGCATCATATGCTTTTACCGTAGCACCTGAACTTCTTTGCATTTGTTTCAGTTTATCATTGTACTGATCTGTAAGTTTGCCTGCCATTGCAGTAACAAATATTAAGGCTTCTTTTCTTCGTGTCAATTCAAATAAGGATATGCCTGTTTTTTCTGATATGTCTGCCAAGGTTTGTATAGCCCCAATCAATCCACGTTCTGCGATAAGTTGCTTGCCCGATTCTATACCCATCTGTTTGAATGCCGCTTGCAATTGTACTGTAGGATTGAGTAATGCTGCCAAGGTAGATTCATATTTTGTAGCTACTCTTTCCGCAGTACCCAAAACACCTGTACCAGTTGCAAATACATTAAATAATTCTGTCTGGGATACACCAAGTGCATCTGATAAGGAAGTTGCCCCTTGTATAGCAGATGCTAATTCTGCAAATGTAGTTTGTCCTAATCTTACAGTTTCCAAAGCTAAATCTGAAACTTTGTCCGTAGCTTTTGATGATGTATCTCCATAAGCTTTTGTAACTGCTGATAATAGTCGCACAGCATCTGTGGTGGTAGCATAACCAGCAATACCCGCTTTAACTGCAGTATTAAATCTTTTTACTGTATCTTCATTATCTTGAAAAGCTGATATAGTATTGTATAGACCTTCAGTTAATACATCAAATGATATTCCTGTTTCGATACTTATACCTTTTATTGCTTCTTTTAATTCGTCTATTCTTCCTACAGTTCCCGGGATTAGCGCTTGAACATTTCCCAAACCTCTATTTAAATCTAATCCAAACTTTATACTAGCTGCACTTGCAGCCGTAAGTGGAATTGTTATGTATCGGGAAATATCTCTACCCGTTACTTTTAAGCTTGAAGATAGACGTTTATTTTCATCCTTTAATTTCTTGGTAGATTTTGAAGCATCGTCAGCACTGGTTTTGAACTTTTTTAAACTTTTTGTGGATGTTACTACACCACTAGAATCTATTTCAATAACCAATCTAGCAATGTCTGACATGTTTATCCTCCCCAATTATTTCTTTTTGTTTTTACGTGCATCCGCTTTTTGTTTCTCTTTTTTCTGAACCCATATATTGTATGCACTATCCATTTTTAATATTATTCTTACGTCTGAATAATTGAAAGATATACCTGTATATTTTTCATAATAATATAAATCTTTCCAACTTATACTTTCTCCTTTTCTTAATTCCCAGAAGCTGGCAAATAAATCTATACCTGCTTCTGGTATTTCTATATCTTTTAATTCAGGTGGTTTCTTATTGGTGTGTTCCCAAACTTGATTCAGTCTGTCCCTTTTAGAAACCATTTTTTCATCTTTAAAATCTAATTCTAAAGTAATATTGACAGCCTCAACAAGTAAGGCTGTCAATTCTACAAAAAATTTTCTCTCTCCGCAATGAATTCTGCTACATCATTTAGAAGCCAAGGATATTCTGTATATACCTTTTCTACATTTTCACGATTGAACTCAATTGGTGTATCATCATCATAAGCTATACCTTCCCAATCTAATGTACATGCAACATACATATTCATTGAAGCTTTTTCTGTTTCTACTACTGAAAGGCCTTTCTTTTTATTTCTATTTTTCTCTGCAAGTTTTTTGATTTTATTTCTGTATAATTTTGAATCACAACCTACAAGTTTAATTTTTGCTCCATCTTCAGTACCATCAGGATATTCAACATCCATCCACTGTCCTTCTTCACTCTTCTTTATTGTATCGTATTTTTTAAGTCCCATTTTATTCCCCCGAATAATTTAATAAAAGTTAAAGCAGATCATACGATCTGCTTGAAAACCAACTTTATGCTGGCTGTTTAATTATGAACATAGTTGACTTTGCATTTCCACCAAGTGCCTGAAAGCCAATACTTTCTGTGATATCATTTTCAGTTGTAGATCTAGAATCTGATGTAAACTTAACTTTAGGAAAACCTAAGATATAAGCATTACCATCAAGGTCTACAATTCTGAGTTCAATTGATAATATAGTTTCTCCATCATAAATATCTACAAGAGTAGAATCTGGAAAATAAGCATTGATTGTTCCTGTAAGATTTGTTCTTCCTTCTCCAATTGAACAAGCATTTTTCTGCATAAGTGCATAACGTCTGTTAAGTCCATTATCTAAAGTAAAGTCAATACCAGTAACAATACAGTCACCTACTCCCGGGATTGTTAATGATCCTGTGTAAGAGTCATATACTTCATTTGTATTTGAATTTATATGACTGGCTTCAATAGATGCTGCTGAAAAATTAGAATAAGATACTCCCTGTAATGCAAATCCACCTGTAATAACTGCATCAGGCTGGATGGACATATTCCAAGAACTTATCTGTGCCCCTTTTACATTAACATATTCACTTATATCTTCCATTCCTTCTTCAATTGTGAACGCATCCAGAATAGTGCCACAAAGGAGTCTTGCAGATCCTAATACTACATTGGCATTTCCTACAGACAATGTTTCATTGACTAATGTTGAACCACTAAATGTGATTACAGTTGCTGTAACTCCAGTTACTTTATGCCATCCATTATTTGCTGCATTAACAAAACCTTCTATGTAGAGCTTATCACCTACACGAATTTCTGCAGTAACCCAAACAGAAGATGCTGCTGTGATTGTTTTATTAGTGGATGATACAGTAAGATTATTGGCAGATGCATCTATTACTTTACCTTCATATCCGCCTTTAATATTAACGACATCATCTGTAGCATCAGTCAATACTGCAGGTGTTGTTTTATCCATTTCCCTCAATGTAAGTTCTGATTTGTTTGCCCCACCTACTGCATACACATAAAAGGCTTCATTGTTTCCAACTGCAACAGCATCCGAAATTACTATATAGCTTCCAGCTGTGACACCTTTTGTAAGCCAACTTGAAGCATCATCTGTTGTTACAGTGCTTCCAGATGCCACAATATCTACTGTAATTCCAGTTAGATTTGTAGCACCAATCCATTCACCACCAAGTGCGCCCTGCATAAATTCTTCATATGATTCATATGAAAATTCAAAAGGCACATTCACATTTGGCTGATTATTACCAAGTCTAGAAGTGATTATAGATCTATCAGATCTAATTTCACCACTAGTTACATTTGTTCTTGCATTTTCAATACCACTTCCACCAGTATTCCTTAATCGTTTCATTGCTGGTGTTACTGGAGTTGTTCCTTTAGTCACTTCTTTAATGAACTGTAAATATCGTGAACTTCCGCTTCCCATAATTATTATTCCTCCATTTAATTTTCTATATCGCTCCTAAAAGCTATATTCAAAACCTGTCTAAACCAAGATTTTGTTTCCTGATAACTTCCAAGATATGATTTCGTTATTCGTACTTTTACACCATTATATATTATTTCATTCCCTCTTTTAAAGTATACAGATAAATCATTTATTATTTCTAATACTTTAGCTTTACCTTCACCACTATCTACATTTAAAGTTAGTTGGTAAATACCGGGACATCTATTTTTACTATTAGTACCTATAGAAGCTGCAAATGATTCTGCTAATAAAAAATCCACAGCTATATAAGGTGTTTTTTCTATAGGTGTATAACCTGTATTTGTATATGCTATATCCATAGATTTAGCTATAGCATATTCATTTAATTTATTGTTAAGTGTACTTTCTATATTTAATTGATTCATTTCCGTTTCACCTCTTCTGAAATAATCTTAACAATAAATGGAAATTCTTCTAAAGTTAATTTTACCATACCTGCTGGAGCTTGTGTAGAATACCCTTCTACAGTAACTTTACTGCCTGCTTTACCTGCATTCTTTGTTGAATATAATCCATCTTCTAAAACAAATATATGAGGCACATTATTAGATATATAAATTGGCTGATCATCTTTCAATTTACTTAATTTATTTTCAGCTCTTTTTATAGTTTTATTTCCGGGTCTATCAGTGCCTTTTAATACTCTTGTGGATGGTGAGTTTAATCTTATAGTCCAATTAAATCTCGTATTTCCAGTATCTACAGGTGTTCTTTTCATCAATCTTGCAAAAATATCTGTTGCAGTTTTTTGTCTAACTTCTAATACTTTTATTTCTGTATCAACTACAAAACGTCTAATTTGTTTATTGAAATCACTCACCTTATATCCTCACTTGTATTTTATATAAAAGAGGAACTCCATTTGGTGCTATTGCAATATGATTTACATATTTATAATTTATACTCTTTATAGTTAATACATCATTTATGGCTGGTTCTGGTATGCCTATTGCCAATAATAATTTATCTCCCATTTTAATCAGAGTGCCATCAACTTCTCCAGTTTCATAATCAGTTATTACTACCGATCCATTATAAGTGAATATAGTTTCTGCAGGAGGAATATCTACTATCATAGCACCATCCCTCCATTTATTTTTCATATCTATGGGATCATAGAACTTTTTCCAAGTACCAGATGATCCTATTCTTGTTAAAATAACATCAGTGCCATAGAATGGTATCTTTTTATTTACTAAGGTTTGTATGCCCGAATAATCATATGTTGCCATAATTAACCTCCTACACGTATAATGCCCATATTAGCATTACTACTTATATTTCCTATCAAACCCACCAAAGCATCATCTACTGCTGTAATAGTGTCTCTATCATATTCTGCACCACCTGAAGTCACATAAGTTTTCTTTTCTTCTATAACATCCACTTTTATAGATTCTGATTGTAGATTATAACTTGTATCTACTATAGGCTGTAAATCAGTTCCTGTATGTTTTGCATATGCCATTTCGCATTCTGCATTTTTCATTTCTATTGGAATCTCATTTTCGGCTATATCATAACCGTAATAATCTGTTGCATCCCCTCTAGGAAATTGTAAAGCTTGACTTCGAGTAAACTTTATTCCGGGGAAGAACTCCATATAATAGGAATCCAATACTTTAGTCGCATTATTCAATAATGCTTTTAGTATTTCATCATCTGTCAACGTTGATATATCATATCCTTGATTTTCTGCATAAGTTCTAAAATCAGTTAGTGAAACATATGATGTTGAATTAGATGCTCCTGTACCTGTTTCTAAGACAAACTCTACTGCCATATTTGCTCTCCTCTATCCGAACTTAACACATAATTTAATTGTAGTACATCTGGGTTGTATTTGATCATTAATGAATCCCATTCTTTCCTATAATTCTGAATCTTGTCTATCAATTCTCTGCTTTCGATTTGGTCGGGAACGTAATCCAGTGCGAAACCCCAATAAGAAGTATTTATCAATCCCACCATACCCGGAATAGCACATGCATAACGCTCCCCTAACGGCGCCCAAGAAAA